AATGGTCATGACGTAGAAATAGCTAACCGAGAGTATGCTGAAAGACATCTTAATTGCAGCGCTGAGAAGGTTTGGAATTACCAAGATGGTTCGCACCTCGCTATAATCAAGATGACGAAGCAAGACCAAGCGGACTGGAACAAGGACTTTGGGTTTGATCTTGAGCCCGACAAGTACCCCAATGATTTCGTTTGGATGGTCGAGCAAGAAGGTAGTTACTACCTATTTGACAATGAGGACGAAGCTATTGCCTCAGCTACGGCTATTGCAAACAACGATGGGGACTTTGCCGAGGGTAGAGGTTTCGATGAGGTATCAACAGATGGTACGCACGTTAGAGCTGTTGATGAACAAATTTCTAACGATGAGTTCATGACTGATCTTAGAAGGACAATGAACTTCAGCAAGCTAAAGTCATCAGGGGCAAGACAGAGAGCCAAAGAACTCTTCTTATCAGCCAGAGAAAAGTTTGGCGATAAGGCAAGTGTTAAATTAGGGCCATACAATGACCCATTCGTTTCTGTATCTTTTGAGAGTGACTTGCACTTGACGCTGCTCTATAAAGAAGACAAAAACAATGGCGATGAAGTGTGGGTCAACTGGCAGTTCGAAGACGGAGAGGAGTCATTTTATAGCTTTGCCGTAGATAAGTTTGACGTAAACAAAGACATCCCATCCGTCAAGCAGTTCTTAGATGATGAAATAAGATATGCAGAGAGAGATTTGCAGTATCTCAAGAGAGATAATGATGACCCCGATCAGGCTGATATTGACGACTTGAAGATTGCGATACACCGCCTTGAGACTTTGAAGAAAAAGTATGCTAAGGGCATCTAACAAGCAACAACGATGAACGATATAATCAAGAAGCATAGACAAATGGTTGCCCTGAGAATGTCTCAGGGCTTCCAGCTCCCCACCGCCTATCAGGGCGAAGGACTAACAAAGGGGGGCGATGAGTACAACGACATCGAGAAGGCACGAGTTGTTCGTCAAGATGGCGATATTCACCCCAATGGTAAGTGGGTGTGGGTATCTTCCGCTGCGGGAGGCAAGGGTGACTGGCGAGTAATCAAGAAGCAGAAGGGCGACAACCCAGACCCTGCCGCTAAGTCGCCAAAGGAAGACGCTAAGCCTGCCGAAGGAGGAGCGCCAAAGAAGAGCAAGCTGCAAGATAAGATTGAGGGTATGTCTCAGGACAAGCTTGAAGCCCTTCAGAAGATGGTAGCCCAAGCCGTGGCGAAGAAGAAGCCCGCTGGTAAGGAAGAGAAGCCCGCCAAGAAAGAGAAGAAGAAATACTACAACGTGGATAGCAGGGGCATTCCAATGGATCTAACTGGGCTAAAAGACCAAACTCTCAACGAGCTATTACACGCTGCGCTAATCAATATAAATCACGCAAATCGAGAGATCAGCCGTGGCGTAGGAAAGATCAAGCTCAAGAGACTGAACGAGACGCTGGAGAATTCACGTGGTAAGTTTGCCGAGCTCAAGGAAGAAGCCGACAGAAGAGGTTTCAAGTTCGACTACAAGGAAGAGGAGTACGAAAACGGACAGAAGAAGAAGGAAGAGACCAAGCCAGCCGACAAGAAAGAGGTAAGAGACCTTGATGGGGATAAAATTCCAGAGGGCTTTGACTACTTCAAGGGCAAAGAAGGCGTTTACAACTGGACTCTTCTGCACGCCAGTGAGGCTTGGCAAGCTGGTTTAGAAGCTGGGGGTGAGGTGATTGTAGCCTATATGCCAACCGAAATACAGAAGCAAAAGTCATGGCCCGATGATTATGACTTCTTCTCATCCGATGGTAGATACGCCACGATACGAAGACGCTATGGCCAAAAGGACGAATTTGAGTTCTTTATGGAGAAGGAAGATGCGTTTAAGGCAGCCCAAAAGCTGATCAAGCAATCTGCCGGCTCAGATAAGTCTAAGCCATCCCAAGAGGAGGAAGACGATGACGACGATTAAGTAATATATAACACGCCAAGGTTATACCCCATAGAGATTAGTAACAAAACAAACATCTTTATGGGGTATAACTATTTAAGCGACATGGCCGACAAGGTCATCGCAGAGAACGAAAAGTACCAAGGCGAGTGGTGGTATGCAGGCTATCAGTATGGCCCAAATACCAAGAGCGTCAAGGAAGAAGCAAAGGAGGTCGCCAAGGAGATTGAGAAACGAGGTTATCATACCTACGTAGGCTGGAAGGAGACAACGCCCAACGGCAACGAACGAGTGATCATTCAAATTCTCCCCTACGAGCCCAAATACAAGAATAGCGATGATGAGGAGAGCGCTGAAATGCAGACCTTGAAGAAGCACTGCATCCTTGGTCTATTATGCGCCTTGTTGGCGGGGATAGCCTACTCAGCTCTTATGTACTTCTTATGCAACCAATAGACAAGAGATATGTATTTTACCAATTCGGAGATACGTGAGCTGTTAGACATACTCAAAGCTCAAGAATTGGTCTTCATAGCAACCCAGCTTGGCGTTGAGTTCCTGACCGACTTTGATAAGGAGCTACTACGTCAGGCTGGCGTTGACTTAGATCAGTTCACCAATAGCAAGGGCGTCATTGAGCACGCCTTCCTCTTCGGCATGTTAGCCGATGCCGTAGGCTCAAAGCGAGCGAAGGGGATGAACTATAAGCAGTTCAGGGCGTTCGTAGCGTCAAAGAACTTCATCCCCCTAACCGATGAGGAGGAGTTGGCGCTGCAGACGATCAAGACACGTGCCTACAACGATATAACGGCATTAGGAAGCCGAATGCGCACGGGTGTGGGGAATATACTACTGAAGCAAAATCAGGCAACCGCTGCCCAGCAAATGATACGAGACAAGGCAGCAAGGGCTATCGAGCTGAGACAATCAGCCCCGAAGCTCGCTCAGGAGTTTGCCGATGCGAGTAAGAACTGGGATGCCGATTGGCTACGTGTAGCCTACTACCTAACGCATGAGGCGTACAATAGCGGGCGTGCTCAGAGCATTCTACGACAATACGGCAAGGACGCCAACGTGTACTTCGATGTCTACGAGGGCGCTTGTAAGCATTGCCGCACCTTGGGGCTTGTCTATCCCGATGACCCGATGAGTGAACCTATCATCTACAAACTTGACGATATCATCGCCAACGGCAACAACATAGGTAGGAAGGTGTCTGAGTGGCGTAGTACTATCTCACCGATACACCCCTATTGTCGTTGCACGCTCATGCACAAGCCCGATGGCTTTGAGTGGGACGAGGAGCTGAGAGCGTTCACCAAGCCCAAGAAGAAGGAGGTGAGCAATCCAAAGTTAAGAGGAGTAAAGCTAAACATAAAGGTAACTAAGTAATGAAATTTGGCGAAATCAAACAACAAGCGCCCTTTACAGTCATTGTAGAGCCTACGGAGGGCTGTAACTTGGGTTGCGACTTTTGCGGCTTGAGAGGTATGAGAGAGCACGGCACCACGCCCTTCTTCTTTATGTCTCTTGAGACGGCAGAGCGCATAGCAAGCGAGGTAGCGAGGGCTGGTTGGACAAGCAAGGTAGTGTTTGCTAACCACGGAGAGCCTACAGTGAACCAAAATCTCAAGGAAATCATCGCAATCTTCAGGCGACACCTCCCCAACGCTCTTCTGCATATGTTCACCAACGGCTTCGGCTTCAAGAAGGCAAAGGACGTAGAAAAGTACGTTGATGACCTCTTCGCTGCAGGTCTCAACAACATCATAGTCGATAGCTACGAGGAGAATGGTGACTGGACGTTCGTCTATGACCTTGACCAAGACAAGCGAAAGGTTGTAGTGTACGAACAGGGTGTACCTTTGTTCTCTACTACGAAGAAGCCACGCCTGCTTCTTGTACCACCCATCCAGCTTGACGAGAATGAGCGTAGTACACGAAAGTTGGCGAACCACTGCGGAGCTGCCGCCCCTCTTGATCCTTCGTACAATAACAAGCGTTGCACTATGCCGTTCCGTGAAATGGTGTTCCGCCATGATGGTAACGTAAATCTTTGTTGTGATGACTTCAGAGGAGAGTACCCCATCGCCAATATCCACGAAATGGCTATTGAGGACATCTGGAACCACGAGCGCTTCCAAGCCGCACGCATTATGCTCTATAACAGAGACAGACGCTTCAGACCTTGTCACGGATGTACCAACGTTAGTATGAGAGTGGGGCTACTACCTGACTGTCAGGGCAAGGAGACACTTCCAGAGATCACCAAGGAGGTGCGTGACGTAGCTACCAGAGTTCATAGAAGAGGTACACTAAGCAAGATCATTATTAAGAGACCATGGGAAGAGAAATAATCATACAACCCCATTCGGATGACGCTTTGTTCTGTTGTTATAGCATCCTATCTCGCCATAAGGACGTAGAGGTCATCACTGTTGAGAATGACCCGAAGCGTATTGCCGAGGACGATAGGCTGTATGACGTGTTAGAGGTGCCTCACAGTCATCTTAACACGAGCTACAAGGATGAGAGCTACTATGCGTATTTCCCAAAGCAGAAGAAGGGGGAGCCAAGAGTGCCGAGACGAAAGGTTGAGCTGGAGTCATCGATTCAGTGCCTACGGGAGCATTTCGGTGCCGAGGGGTACGAGAGCCTGCTCAGCGAGATTAAGCGCCTTAGCAATGCCGTAGACAACGAGGAGAACACAATATACCTCCCCGCTGGTATAGGGCATCCGAGTCACTTGGTAATTCGACATCTATTTGAGAGCGCTATCGAACACGCCAAGGTTATCTATTACAGAGACTTCCCACACAGCTACAGACGTAGTAGCATAGAACAACTTGAGGAGTTCAAGGCAGAGTGTCCCTATCACGAGGAGTTTCAGCTCACCGAGGAGGATCACAATCTGAAGTGGTGGCTTGCTGGTAAGTTCTACCGCTCCCAAAGCGGTCTTATGTTCTACGAGCAGGGTCATATTCAGAAAAACGTGCCCGAGGAGTTCTACAGCCGTGAGGGGAGTTTAATGGTAGTAGACGATGGCGAAAGGAAGAACTAACAAAGAGGTCATAGGGGGCATTGAGTACGACAAGACAGTACTCTCCAAAGTCCCTAAAGGCGCCAAGGTATATGAGGTGATGATCATTCAGAGTATAGAGTACTATTGCTCTGGCGCAATCACTTGCACCTCTAACGTACCAGGATATGAGCTGAGAGGCAACTACAGCTCAGACGTTCTACGATTGATCAACGAGAACTACAAGCGAGTAGAGGAGTTGATCAGCGAGGACTACACGATGGACACACGGATAACGATTGTCAGGTATATAGCACGATAGAGCTATGAGGTTGTCTGAATGGTGGAATAGGTAGACACGACAGGTTTAAGCCCTGTTGCCCTAAAGGCGTGAGGGTTCAAGTCCCTCTTCAGATACAAAGGGTGATTATAAAAGTCGCCAAAGTTAATAGAGACATAAGCGTTCCAATAGCTCAGTCGGTTAGAGCAACTGACTCATAATCAGTAGGTCATAGGTTCAAGCCCTATTTGGAACAC